CGTTTATTCACCCTGATGAGCGTAAGCAAGTTGAGCGGTGGGCGGCGACAATCATTGCACGGCCAGAAATTCGCATGGGCTATGGAATGCTGCTGGTCAGTGAGAGACAGGGGATTGGCAAGACGACGCTGGGCGCAAATATTCTTGCACCGCTCGTTGGTCATCAAAATGTTGGATTTCCAAGCGAAACAGACATCAGCAATTCGGCGTTCAATGAATGGATGGCGAATAAGCGATTGGTGATTGTCAATGAGATTTATTCTGGTGCGTCTTGGAAGGCGTATCATTCTCTGAAATCAGTCATCACTGATAAGGATGTTTCGGTCAATCAGAAATATATGCGGCCATACACGATTGAAAACTGGTGCCATGTTCTCGCGTGTTCAAATTCTATGCGCGCCCTGAAGATGGAGAATGATGATCGACGCTGGTTTTATCCCGAAATCACTGAAGTGCCTTGGCCTAGGCAAAAATTCACTGAGTTTCGCAAATGGATTGAAGGTGGTGGTCTCAGTATCATCAAGTCATGGGCAGAAGAATATGGGGACTATGTGCAGCCCTCAGAACGAGCGCCGATGACGGAACGAAAGAAGGAGATGATTGAAGGCTCAAGGTCAGAAGCACAGAAAGAAGCGGCTGCACTCGCGGAATGTTTGAAGGATTGCAATCGGCCAGGGGCGCTGGTTATCAAAGATGTGGTGGAATGGGTGAGGCATTCCGTTCAAGGACGGGTGTTTGATTCGGATTATGAATTGCGCAAGGTGATGGTGGAAATTGGTCTGAGGACGTATCCTCTAAGGATCAAGGTTCATGGACGGTTGCAATATGTGATAATGAATGATGAGTTGTGGGACTTAACCAGCCGGGCAGAAGATCAAGCGGCGGCCATCGCTGAAATTCGCAATGCAATGATGAAGCCATCGGAATTGATGGAGCATAGCCTATGATCAATAAAACAGAAAGCGCGGCCAGAAAATTCCTCAAACAGCAAGCAGGTGAAAGAGTTTTCTGGATCGAACAGGCCGCTGGCGGAACAGTTGGCGTTCCTGATGCAATGGTGATTGTTGGAGATAGGCTGATTCCCTTTGAGCTCAAAGCAGGGAAAGTGGACTTAAAAGAGAATGTGTTTGAATGGAAAGTGACCCTTCGCCCGAGCCAAAAAAGGGTTGGTTGGGTGATGTGGGGCTTTGGAATAAAGGTGTGGATATTGGTTGTCGATACAAAAGGAAAAGGGCATTTTCTATGTTCAATGGCCGAGGCGTTGCAGTCAATAAAACAGAAAAGGAAGGCCAGAATGGAACGGGTTGATAACGGTTTTTTATATACCAGTCATTTTTAAGATTGTTGCAAAGAAAAAGACGCCGACGAGAGATCAAAGGTTTAAGTGGTTCCAGGTTCTTATTATTCGTTATTCTATATTCTGGGGGGGTTTTAATAGTAATATATAATATCCCCTTAGTCTTGAAACCTGAGATTTTTATTTAACGTGGAACCTGTGCTCGAAAATGCCTAAATGGAGATGAAAATGCCCTGGTTGATGGCTATGACTTCCGCAGACCTGACTTTCAAAATGACGCAAAAATGCAATGGGAATGGTGGTGAAGCTTATTGCCCAATTGTAACCAAAACAAGAGCATCAGACCAACGCGGAAATACAATTTCTGTTGTTTCTCCGGCATACCCTGGTTTGTTTTTTATCAGGAAGGGTTGTGATCAGGGTTTGGGTGAAAATGAAAGAAAGTTTTTCTGGATTGCTCGCTCAAAAGGATTTTCCAGTGGTGGGATACCGATTGAGATATCAGACAAAGAAATTCTGGAAATCCGTGAGGCGTCTAAACTCTGGCTTTCAGTTGATGATAAAAACAAAGGAAAGGTCAGTTTCAAAACAGGTGAGCATGTTATGATACTGGATGGTTTCATGAAGTCAAACAAAGCTCGCGTAACAACCAGTGGAAAAGAAATCGTTGAAATTCACGTTATGGGAATGACTTTCAAAATTAACAGTTTACTCTTGCGCAGGTTGTAAAGATGAAACTTGCGTTTGTGGTGGAAAAGAAAGATTTTCTTGAAATAAATCTTTGAGGGTAAAATGGCACAGGGCAACAAAGGCCGGAGAGGGGGCGCTCAACCCGGCGCAGGGCGGCCAAAGGGCGTTGCTGATAATCTGAAATTGAGGAAAGCGCACAAATACGCAATGGACACGCGCCAGATAATTGAAAACACAATGCCGCATATTCCGAAAGAGATACGGGATATGACGCCACTACAAGTCATGCTCACAGCAATGGGCATTCGGGCCTATGAAGGGAAATGGAATGAAGCCGCTGCAATCGCCAAAGAAGTCGCGCCATATCTGCACCCTCGCTTGTCTTCTGTCGATTTGAACGCAAATGTCAGACGATCCATCGAAGATTATTCCGACGCGGAATTGGCTGCTCTCGCAGGCGCAATCGAATATACGGATGGAGTTGACGCGAAGGATTGAGGCCAGAAGCTCGCTTTTGAAATTCACCCAATACACAAAGCCTGATTATATCGTTGGCGATATGCACAGGACCATCTGCGACAAACTGGAGCGGGTGGAAAGGGGTGAATGCAAGCGGCTGATGATTTTCACTCCGCCAAGGCATGGCAAATCAGAACTGGTTTCCAAACGTCTTGAATCGTGGATGCTTGGCCGCAGTCCAAAGAAACAGATCATTTCGGCCAGCTATGGCGCGGACCTTGCTTCTGATTTTGGGCGAGACGTGCGAAACATTTGCGCGTCAAAAGAGTTTCGCATTTTGTTCCCTTTGGTTCGGTTGGCGGAAGATAGTCAAGCCAAAAATCGTTGGCATACGAATCAAGGTGGATCATATGTGTCTGCGGGCGTAGGGTCTGCCATCACTGGTCGCGGCGCTGATTTGCTAAACATTGACGATCCTGTGAAAGATCGCGCAGAGGCGGAAAGCGAAACAGTGCGGGAGGGTGTCTGGAATTGGTATGTTTCCACCGCCTACACCCGCCTAATGCCGGGCGGTGCGGTCATATTGACGATGACGCGATGGCATGAAGATGATTTGGCTGGGCGTCTTTTGGAAGCGGCGAAAACAGGCGGCGATCAATGGGAAATCCTGCGCATGCCTGCCATTGGCCCAAACAATGGTGCGCTATGGCCGGAAAGATATGATTATGAAGCGCTGGAAAAAATACGCAAAGCGATTGGTGATCGTGAATTTGGTGCGCTCTACCAACAAGATCCAAAGCCTTCTGGCGCTTCATTCTTTGATGTTGAGCATGTTCTTATTGACGGTCAATCAATTACCATTCCACCAATCTGCAATGCTGTTTTTGCAACAATCGACACTGCGGTAAAAACTGGATCGAAAAATGACGGCACAGCAATCTGTTTTTGGTTGAGCACAATCAACAGCGAAGTGAAATTGATTATGCTTGATTGGGAAATCTTACAGATTGAAGGATCATTGCTTGAATCCTGGTTGCCGACTGTGTTTGAGAAGTTGGAAATGTTCGCCCGCGAATTGAAAGCCATCTATGGCTCTCTTGGGGCATTCATTGAAGACAAAGCCTCTGGCATGATCCTTTTACAGCAAGGGCGTCGGCGCGGTTGGCCAGTGCAAGAGATCGACAGCAAATTGACATCGGTTGGAAAAGATGAACGAGCGATTTCTGTGAGTGGTTACATACACCAGCAGAAAGTCAAATTGTCTCGCCATGCGCATGAAAAAGTCACTGTGTATAAAGGTGTGAGCGCCAATCATATGATAAAGCAAGTTTTTGGCTTTCGCCTTGGTGTGCCGAATCAATCTGATGATTTGCTGGACGCTTTTACATATGGGGTGGCAATCGCTTTGGGCAATCAGGAGGGTTTTTAATGCAAAGTCTAAATGCGCGCCTTTTGCATCAATTGTTGAGTTTCAATGTAAAGATCAATCAAGTTGTTTTGGATGCAGCCATCCAATCATCTGGACTTGTTCTTGTTGAACCGCTTGCGGTCGGCCAAATTCCGGTTTATCTCGCAAGTGATGCGGTAGCGTCCCACCTTGATCGTCATATCGCGCTCGGTCTTAAGAAGGCGGAAAAATAGTGTCAACCATCAACGTCACTGGTGCGAAACTCGGAAATCAGTTGCAACAATTATTGCAATGTGATGAAATCATTCCTGGCAGTGATGTTTCGTATCAGACTTGCAAAGCAATTTATGCCTATCATCCGCTTGGCCGGAAGATGGTTGATTCTCCAATTATGGTCGCCCAAAGCCAGAAGCGAATTGTTACCATTTCCAACAGCCCTGAAGAACGGGTGAAGGATGCATTCGACAAAGAGTGGCAAAAGATTGGCGCGGATCACCTCATTGCTCAAGTCGCCAGCACGGCGCGGATTTATGGCATTGGCTCCATCATTCTTGGGGCGGAAGAATATGCACCAGACAAAGAAATCCCGCCTGAAAAACTGAGCGATTTGCCAATATTTTTCAATGTCCTTGATCCTCTCAACACCGCTGGTTCGCTTGTATTAAATCAAGACCCAAATGCGGCGGACTTTCAAAAATACACCATCATCTCTGCCAATGGGGTTGCATATCATCGCAGCCGCGCAATGGTGTTGATGAATGAGCGCCCAATCTATATTGAATACACCACTTCTGCTTTTGGTTACGTTGGTCGATCAGTTTATCAGCGCGCTCTATTCCCGCTCAAATCATTCGTCAACACGATGGTTGCTGACGATATGGTGGCGCGTAAAGTCGGCCTCATCATTGCCAAGATGAAAGCTCCAGGCTCAATCATCGACAATGCAATGCAGAAATTGGCCGGAGTCAAACGCCAACTGCTGAAAGAAGCAGAAACAAACAACGTAATGTCGATTGATATCACGGAAGATATCGCTTCTTTGAATCTGATGAATATCGACGGCGCTGGCACTTATGCTCGCACCAACATTCTAAAAAACATTGCCACTGCCGCAGATATGCCAGCGAAGATGCTTGAGAATGAAACGATGGTTGCTGGTTTTGGCGAAGGGACGGAAGACGCAAAGAACAACTCTCGTTACATCGACAGCATCCGAGTTTGGATGCAGCCTTTGTATGATTATTTTGACGACATCGTAATGCGTCGCGCCTGGAATGAAGATTTTTATAACACCATTCAAAACGATTTTCCTGAATACAAAGACATTGGATACAAAGAGGCGTTCTGGCGTTGGAAGAACAGCTTCAAAAGCGAATGGCCTTCGTTGCTGAAAGACGAAGAAAGTGATGCCAAAAACGAAGAAGTTCGCCAGAAGTCTGTTATCAGCATGATGGAAGTTTTGATTCCTCTGCTTGATCCTGAAAATAAAGCTCGCGTCATCGAATGGGCGATCAATACAACCAGCGAAAACACCATTTTGTTTCCTCAGCCGCTTGTTCTTGATTACGATACGCTGAAGGAATATGAGCCGCTGCAAAGCGGTGAAGGTGAAGACGCTGGGCAAGAAATGCCAGAGATGAAGCCAAAGGGCTTATAGACGCGCGGTGGTGTTGCTGCGCCACCGCGTCACTGCCGGGCGGGTAGGTGTCCCCTCCCTCGCTGCGCCCGCCCGGTGGGCCTAGAGAAGCCAAATGAATAACGATGGGGAAATGCATGAGATGGCGAGGATTGTCGCTTGCAGGGCGTCCGCAGACCTCCTACGCAGCAAACGAGCAGCCCTAGTTGATAGGCTGCTCGTGTTACGTGAAAAGCCTTTGGATTTTCTTCTCGTGGCGCTAAAAATTGAATCTATTGATGCGGAAATAGAAAGGACTGGTCAGTGAAACCAAATGGCAAGCGAATGAGCTTCTATGAGGTGGTGACCGCCGCAGTGGCTGATATGGCTCGGCATGGCTATGATAGCCAAGAGCGCGTTGATTATTGGATGACGCAAATCTCCATCGCAGCGGCGCGCGATATGACCGCTCCATATGTTCTTGAACAAACGCTTCGCAAATCTCTGAATGTTCTGTATCGAAAATATGTGGATAAAGGCGTTCTGTTGAGCCTACATCCAGGTGTTGCGAAATTTACACTGGAAAAAGTGAAGCCAAAACTAAGGGCTGAACTTGACCGGCGCATAATGGCATCAGCTCAGTTAATCAAACTCAATCGTGAAGCTTCCATCCAAAAGACACTTCAGCGTTTCAGTGGTTGGGCAACGTCAATACCTATTGGCGGTTCGGAAGTCGTTGATAAAAACGATGTAAAAAAGAATGTGCGAAAATCAATTGCCCAACTGCCATTTGAAGAACGCAGGGTGATTATTGATCAAGGGCACAAATTCGTTTCCAGTTTATCAGAAATACTCGCAAGCGATAACAATGCAATCGCTGGTGAATGGCATTCTCACTGGAAACAGCTCAATTACAATTATCGACGCGATCACAAAGAGCGCGACATGCAGGTTTACGCAGTGCGCGGGAATTGGGCAATTGAAAAAGGTTTGATGAAGGCTGGCGATGCAGGCTATACTGATGAAATTACAACACCCGGCGAAGAAGTTTTCTGTAGATGTTTCTATCGCTGGATATATAATTTGCGCGATCTCCCAAAAGATATGCTAACTATCAAAGGCAAAGAACAGCTAGCCTTGTTGCAGGAAAAATGAAGATGAATGGCATTGATCAGACTATTGAGCGAATTGAACGGACTCTAAATCGTCGCTCTGCAATGCGCGCATCCTCTCCCGCGTTTCCTGAAGTGCGCATCAGAAATGTTGTGCACAAAATTGAAAACCTGTGCAGCTGGGCAGACCTGAATGAAATAGGAATGCGCGCCGACGCAGAATGGAACGAAGCAGATCACCCGCGCGACTATGATGGAAAGTTTGTAAACGCGGCGAACAAAGGCGCTGCCGCACATGGCCTTGCATCCTATGAAAAGGCTTTGGGTGCAGGGAACGCTGGCACGGCGCAAGGGATGGTCAAGCATTTAATCAAAGCTGGCACCTATTCTGCAAAAGACATTTTCTCAGCGGCACAAGAGAAGTTTGGTTTGCCAAATGAAAAATCAGGTCTTGTAAAATCTGTTTTTGGTAAGCTTGTAAACATCGGCAAATTGAACCTTCCACCACTGCCATTAAAATCCGGGCCGAAAGAGCCAAATGAAAAAACTCTGCAATCAATGGCGCCAGAAATCGCGCAAGAATTGCATGAAGAATTGTTTCCAAAGAAAAGCAAGGTTGATGATACTTTGCTTTCGATGATTGAGCAAATGAATGAGCAAATGAATGAGCAAATGAATGAGCCGCTTCCGCCAGACCTTTCTGGCAAAGGTTCAGCGATCATTACAAATCCCGCCATGCTTGAAGCGGTCATATTCTCAACCCTTCCGAATGATTGCATTAAAACACTTCATCCTGTTTTTGAGAACTATTCAAAATTAACAGAAGAAAACAAACCAAAGGTTGAAGCCAAGCTGAACGAAATCATTGCGGCATTCGGCAATGATACGACGCAAGAGGGATTGGAAAAAAGCATTGGCGCTCTTTCAGAAATTGATGGATCAGGAATGTCTGTTAACGCAGTCAATACCGCCATCAAACAACTCAAGCAGGAATATGGTGTTGATTTTAGCGAAAGCAAAGGAGCTGCCGCGCATTACACCCCAGAAACTAAAGCTGAAAAAACAAAATTCAAAAAACTTTCACAGCACAAACGAAGTTCTATTCATTCTGTAACTGAATTTGAAGATGCAAATGGAAAAGACATTGTTTCTGTTCTAAAAGCCAGCACAAAAAATATTCCAAAAGAATATTACGCAATGGTTTCTTCTTCATTTGGAGACGAACCAAACAATAGCGATACACACAAAGTCAGTTCGGCTTTGGAAGATTATGCCAATTTCGTTTGGGCTAATGAATACAATAGCAATGAAATATCATCAATAGAATCATATCAAGGATCACACCACAAAGGGATCAATAAAACATTGCTTAATCCATCATCAAATCCGCCATCTCCACAAGTTCAAGGCTGGATTGATAATATTTCAAAAGCAATGAAAAAATCTTTTGTGCCTGCGAATATTCCTGTATTTAGAGGCATCACAGCATCATTGAAAACTCTTACTGGTTTTGATAATCCTGATGATGCTGTTGGAAGAATGTTTGAACATAAAAATTTCGCTTCTTGTTCGCGCGCCCAAAGCGTAGCAAATGATTTTGCCGAATCTGGTCCTGGAGATGAAGAACAAACTCTTTTGAGGTTTACAATCCCTGCTGGTGTAAATGGAATTGTTATGAGGCGTGGTCAAACCAGCTGGGAAAAAGAAATTGTTCTACCGCAAAAATCATCTTTTCGCATTGATAAGGTTGAGCAAAAAGATGGAAAAAATTACTTGGATGTGACTTATTTAGGAGTTGTTGAAAATGGATGAAAAATTTGATCGCTTTTTTGCCGACGCAGATGCTATTGTGATGCACGGTAAATTCAAAAGCACAAAAGATTTATCTTCTGAAGAAGATAAAAAAGCCTGGGAAATTGAACAATCAATTTGCAACGGCACCTATAAAGAAAGCGATCCAGAATGATCAAAGCCGCCGGCATCATGTTCCTGACCGACGCGGGCGAAACGCTTTTGTTGAAGCGTGGCCCTGGCGGCGATTGGCCGGGCGCTTGGTGCTTTCCTGGTGGGCATCAGGAGGATGACGAAACAACTGAGCAGGCTGCCAAGCGCGAATGCGTAGAAGAATTGGGATTTTTGCCGGATGGGGAGCGTCGTGTGTGGACTCGGCGCATTTCAGAAAATGAGGCGCCAATCCCTTCAGAAAATATCAATCCGCAACCAGCCATTGGTGAATCAGTTGATTACACAACATTCATTCAGCATGTCAAAGATCGTTTTGATCCTGAACTGAATGGAGAACATACCGCTTTCGCTTGGTGCAAAGTCAGCACTCCGCCAGAACCATTGCATCCTGGGGTGAAAATATCGCTTGCACGTCTGGGCATGGACGAGTTAGATGTTGCGCAGGCCATCCGCGATGGAAAATTGGTAAGTCCGCAACAATTTGAAAACGTCACTTTATTCGCTATGCGGATCACAGGGACGGGGGTTGCTTATCGCCACAAGCTCAAAGAATATGTCTGGCGTAAACCTGAACTTTATCTCAATCAGCATTTTCTGGATCGTTGCAATGGTTTACCAGTCATTTGGGAACATCCCAATGCAGGAAAGCTGGACACAGAAGAATTTGCTGACCGAGTTATTGGAACTATTGTCCTGCCTTACATCAAAGGCGCAGAAGTTTGGGGCATCGCAAAGATATATGATGAAGATGCTGCAAGGGCGATGGAGTCAAAACAACTTTCAACTTCACCAGCTGTTGTGTTTCGCAAAAGCGATGGAAATCAGCAGGCGAAGATGGAAGATGGGTCTTTGCTTCTTGTTGAAGGAAAACCCAGTCTGCTTGACCACTTGGCAATCTGCGAAGAAGGCGTGTGGGATAAAGGACGCAACCCGGCTGGTGTTGAATTACCAACTACTGTTGAACACATTGAGGAACTAAAAATGCCCGAAATTGAGAAAGAAGTCCCTGGTGCTGAAAAGCGCGTTGATTCTGAGGCTGGTGGCGGCAATTTGGATCGTTTGCTCAAGGGCATTGATGCTCTTTGTGGCCGCATTGATTCCATGGAAAAGCGCATGGACTCGATGAGCAAGCATCGCATGGATGACGATGAAAACGAAGAATCGGAAGAAATGCCGGGTGAGCCCAAAGAAGTCGCGGCGGACAAGCGTCATCGCAAAGATGACGATGATGACGCGCGCAAGCATCGCAAAGACGCGCGCAAGCATCGCATGGACGATGATGATGGCGAAGATGACGCGAAACACCGCAAAGACGCGAAGCGCGCTCGCATGGATGACGACGATGATGACGATGATGCGAAGCGTCACAATGATGATGATGATGGCGAAGATGACGCGAAGCACCGCAAAGACGCGAAGCGCGCTCGCATGGATGATGACGACGATGATGACGCGAAGCACCGCAAAGATGCTCGCAAGCATCGCATGGATGATGATGACGATGATGACGCGAAGCACCGCAGTGATTCGGCAACTATGAACAAGCACATCGCCGCTGAAATCCGTCGCTTGTCGGCCTCTGTTGCCAACATGCCCAAGAGCATGTCTGATTCTGATTATGCTGCGATGGCAGATCATCAGGCTCGTGCTGATGCGGTTTATGGCGGCTTTGGTGAACGCGCTCCGGCACCGCTGCAAGGTGAATCGGTCAACGCCTATCGCGTCCGCCTTGCCAAGGGTGTTCAGAAGCATTCTGAATCTTGGAAGGGTGTCAGCCTTCGTGATCTTCCCGCGAATGTGCTGGAAATCGCTGAACAGCGCATTTATGCTGACGCGGCATCTGCGGCGAAAAATCCCACAGATGTTCCGCTTGGCAAACTGCGTGAAATTCGCCGCCGTGACGCTGCTGATCGCATGATCACTGAGTTCGTTGGTGAGCCGAATGCTTGGATGGGTGAATTCCGCACCCCGCCGCGTTCGATCAGCAAGCCCTTCTTTCGCCCTCGCAACGGGAACTAATTGACAATGGCAAACTCTGTCTCTTTCAATCCTATGCTTACCACCAACAACTATGGTGGTTTCAGCACTCAATCGTATGGCCTCGTTCAAGGCGTTGCCATGGATGACCCGTCTGTTCGCTATCAATTGATGGGCGGCACCCTGGCGACTTCCGAAACCTTGCCGATGTGGGGCGGCGTTGGTATTTATGCCAACACTCCTTCTTACAACACTGACGCGGTTACGGGCGTTGTGGTTGGTCGCGGGACCACCATTTCGGCCAATGCGAGCGGAAAGCTGGTTGGTTTTTCGGTGTTCAATCAGGCGACTGCCTGGAACACTTGGCCCCAGTCTCCGGTGCCTACTGGCGCGGGCGGCATGACTGTGCCGTTCTACCTGTTTGGTTCTGATGCTCGCATTGCAGTGGCCTGCGATCCTTCGCTTGCTGCTTCGCTTTCGGGCGGCGCAATCAATCAGGCGGTTTACTGGGATTTCAACGCTCAGTGTCTTGTCGCGTCGGCGTCTGCCACCTACAGCGTCACCTCGCTCACTTGGTCTTCCACCAATGGCGGTCAAGTCGCGGTTGTTACGTCGGGCGCGACTCCGGTTGGTGGCGTTGGCGATAGCTTCACTTTGGCTGGCGCTACTAACAGTGGCACTGGTTCGGTTGCTGCGATCAATACGACCCATCAGGTCAACACCTTCACCAACAGCCAGAATTTCACCTTCCTGCTTCCGGGCACGTCGGCCATCTGGGGCACTTTGGGCGGCACCATTACGCTGGTTTACAGTGAAGCGGCGCTTCCGGTGCAAGTGTTGCGTGTTCAAAGCGGCAACAGCAAAACTGTTGTTTGGGACCCGGTGAACAACGTCGCAACCTGGAATAACAGCGGTTCCGCCGCTCTCATCCTGATCTAAGGAGCCGCTTACATGGCCAATATTACCGCCGCTCGCGTGATGGTTTCTCCGCACTACATGGTGCCTGAAAAGCTGTTGCAATATAACCAAGCATCTGGCGCGTTTGACGCTCTGGCCGGTGCCAACCCGCAGGTGCGCCTGGGCGAAGGCGACCTCTATGTGTATATCGACGCGTTTGATATCCGCACGGTGATGTCGTCTGGTCAAAGCGAATACAATTCGCTTCCCAGCGTTACGGTGACCGCTCGCCAAATTTCGACCCCGACTTATTTGCAGCGCGTCCGCGCAGAATACGATCATCACGACACCGCTGCCATGTCGCAGTGGGGCGTCAGTATCGTTGAAGCGCAACGTCTCGGCATGCGTCAGGGCCATTTCCAGCTGATGCGTTCCGCTCTGCTCTACGGCATGAACGGCGCGAATGGCGAAGGCTTGCTGAACACTTCCGGCGCTACCACGGTCAACCTCCCGGCTGACTCGAATGGCAACACCACCGTTGTTACCTACGACAACGGTCAGATGGCGTTCTTCCTGCTTTCGCAAGTGTCGGCAATGAAGACGCGCACCATGCAGCTCGGCATGGGGCATCGGATTGTGGTTCTTGGTCCGCAACGGGTTCTTGGCGCCTGGGAATATCAGGACATCGTTCAGGTCACCCAATTCCAGCGCGTTGGTGCTGGTTCGCTTTCCACCGCTGGTGTGGTCAAAGCTGTTGGCGAAATGAATGAGGATGAAATCTTGTGGTGCTATGATGATACTTTGATCGGCAAAGGTGCCAATGGCACTGACGCTGTTCTGATCGTCATGCCGGAGGTTGAAAAGCCGCGCGGTGGCCGAATCAACACCAACGCTTTCGCTGAACTTTCGCCGGGCCTTGCGGCTTGCACGATGCAGTTTTGTGATATGGCTGCTCCGCGCGAAATCCCGACTCCGTTGCCGGGCGGCGCCATTGACGTGCTTTCGGAAATGCGCATCACTTCTGGCTGGGGTATCCGCCCGGAAGCGATTGCAATTCTGAGCATGCAATACCAGTAACAAACCATAAGGAGAGGATATGACGACTTTGTATGTTGCCAATGCCAGCAAGCAGCGGCACGATTTCATTTATCGCATCCCTGAAGAAACGGCTGTTAGGCGGCAACAGATTGCCCCAGGTGGGCAGATCACCGTCTATCAGCCGAATGCTTCTCCAGATGTTCTGCACAAAATCATCGATCAGCACAAAGTTTATGGGCTGATCGATGTTGCGGAAATTGATCGGCGCAAGCCTTTTGTTGGTCTGTGTTATTCTTTCGACAAGCCTATCAAAGTTGAAAAGATTATGTATGCGGACGAACACAATGCGGGCGTTCTCACGGAAGTCAGCCAAGAAGCTCGCAAGCTTTCTGCCGCTGCTTTGCATGAGGCGATCAATCGGGTGACAGAAGGAGCGGCCAAATTGGATGCTCTTGAGTTGGAAGTCATTGAGCAAAACAAACCTAGTGATCCTGGTTTGAACGAAGTGGTTACAGTCAATCGCACTGGCAATGATTCGTCCACACCTCGTCGCGGTGGTCGCGCTCGAAAGGTCTAAAATGCCAACAATCGCAGGGTTTCTGTTGTTCATACGTGGGGTGATGGGGATTGATCCTCTCGTCCTGCCTGACAACAGCCCTGCGATCAATTGGGCCTATTCTGTTGCAACAATGTTTGTCAATCAAAACCTTGCAACAGTTTCATCTTCTCTGAATGCTACTCCAGAAACAAATCTTTATACACTCGCGGTCTATAATCTGGCCGCTGATAACCTTATCAACTATGCGCCTGATCAGGCTGGACGCACCTATTTCGCTGATTTGCGCAAAAGCTTTTTGATCAACAATTTCGCTGCTGGTGTTGTGCAATCCGCGTCTGATGGCGGAACAAGCGATAGTCTGCTTGTTCCTGATGCGTTGAAGGGCCTTACACTGGCAAATTTGCAAAACCTCAAGACGCCTTGGGGGCGCACATATTTGAGTATGGCGCAGACTTATGGGGCGTTGTGGGGTGTATCGTGACTACGCTTCATCTTGGCGTTGTTGATATTCCTTATGCGGAACCACCCAAAGGATATAAACAATACAAAATGAAATCTGGTGATCCAGGCGTTGCGACGACTGGAACTGTTGCTACTTGGCTAGAAGAACACTATCACATTATGGAAGTGTTTTTTGAATCCAAAAAGAACAAAATTGCCAGCGATATTGAAAATTCTTTGCTTGGTGCGATGGAAAGCCAAATGATGGGCGCGCCTGCAATCGCAAATCCTTTTGTTTCTGCCCAGGATGCTATTTCTACCAATTTCAAAACTTTCCTGTCAATGCAGGAAATCGAAACAATGGGCATTGAAGGTGTCCCAACAAAAGCGGCACTTGATGGGATAAGCCACCGCTTCAAAAACCCAACACATATCACAGTTGGTAAGGGCAAAAACAAAAAGATGGTCAAGCGGCCTCGTCGCCCATCTTTTATTGATACTGGTCTATATCAAACAACCTCACGCGCGTGGTTTGATTGATGGCAACAGTATCAGAAAGCGCAGGTAATAAAGGCCAGCTGAAATCAACCCTGGAAAGTGGTTTAACATCCATTTCCAGCGGCTCTGCGATCAACTTCACAAAATACATCAAGCGCATTTTGCCTCTTGATGGTTTTGTGTTTTGGCTCGCTGGAGAAACCATATCTGTAGCTGGTTCGTTGCATTATTCCGCCATACGAGAAATGCGCGAAGATGAAACGATATCCATCAACAGTGTCATTTTTACAACAACTTCACCAGTTGTTGCTTTTAATGATATCAATCAACAAATCATTTGGGTTGCGTCTGTTGATGGTGTTCGGTTTTCGTTTTCAAATCGCGGGATGTTTTATGAACAGGCTGGCCTTTATCACTATTCTGGTGAAGCGGTTTATCCAGCTCTTGCATCTCAGCTCGTTACCAATCTTTACACCCTTTCGCCCGACAATTTAATCGTCTCAAATAGCCTGCCTGCGTGGCTCGCTATCCAGTCATATAGCCCTGCCTGGGCAACTATACCCAACCCGGCCATAACTCTGTATCCGTCCTTCCTAGTGCCTAGCAATGTGGCACCGCCTTACGGGTCAATTCATATTGAACCTGGAAATACAAATGCCATTCAATCCGCTCCGCGATTGACATCAAATGCCAGTCATTATCAGCTTGCAACCGATCATGTTCGCATAACTTTATATGGCGTGAACAATAATACGGCGCTGGATTTTGTAGACACAGTAAATCAATATAGCCTAAACACCGATGTTCTCGGTATAATGAATATGCCAATCGTGCGTGATGAAAAAAGAACGCAATCTGAAATACAATCCATTGCCATGAAGAAAACGATTGAATATGATGTGAGCTATTATCAGACGCGCATCAATGATGTTGCGCGACAGCTCATACTTGAAGCTTTCGTTCAATTCACCGTCGCACCCTTTCCTGTTATCTAACCAAGGAGCCTATCATGCCGCAAAATGCCAACCAAGTTTATCCTTCCGTTTATGCTGGCGTAGCCAAGCCGTTGAATCTTGACGCGGCTGGCAATTTGCTTGTCGCTGACAATCAGAACGCTGAAGCAACTGTTCTGAACATCACCACCGCTACTGTGGTGAAGGCGTCGGCTGGTTATATCGGTCGCGTGTCGATTGTTGTCGCTGGCGCTGCTGGTGCCATTTATGATTACGCTTCCACCTCTGGCTATGCCGCTGCAAACGAAATCGCTGTGCTTCCGGCCACTGTTGGTCTGACTTCATACGATTGGCCAGTGTCTACTGGCATTTTGGTTGTTCCGGGTGCGGGTCAGACTATTTCGATTTCTTATCGCTAATCGGCCACCGTCGCATCTAAACGCCGGAGATACAAATGCCCAGTATTGTTCAAGTAAATGTAACGCAGACAGTCGGCCCAGCGCCACTTACGCTGCAATCTGCCGGTGCGCTCATCTCCCAAGGTGCGACGGTGACGACTCCTGGCACGTCCAGCTTGCTCACGCAGCTTTCGGATTTAACCCCGTTGCTGACGGGAGCCAAAGCTGTAACGTCCGCCACCCTGTCAGCTGGCACGGTGACGGTTGTGTGCACGACGGCACATGGCTTCACGATTGGCGACACTCTGCTCATTACGGTGGCGGGCGTTACGCCAACGGGTTATAACGGCACGTTCAATTGCACTGTTACGACCAGCACCAATTTCACCTATGCCTTGTCGGGTTCTCTCGCGGCTGGCACGGGTGGCGTTTATACGCCAGAAGACGTGTCTGAGCTTGTAGCGATGGCCACAACCTTCTTTGCGCAAGGTTCGGGCCTGTCCTGCTACGTGCTAGAGTTGGGCGCGGGCAACGCTACGGATGGCGCTACGGCCTTGCAAGCCTACATTACGGCCAACCCTAACAGCAACTATGTGGCGGGCGCTACGGGCTATTTTTACGCTTATCTCGTGCCTCGCACCTGGGACGGGAATGCCACATTCTTGGCAATGCTGGCAAGCTATGAATCGACCACAGCCAAAACGTATTTTTTCATTACGACCACGTTGGCGACTTACACCAGCTACACCAATTTGATGAAGTGTGCTTTTACGCTCATTGAATCCCCTTCGCTTGGTGTCTATTCTGCCAATGCTTTGACCGCCGCAACCTATTCGGGCGGTTTTGTCACGGCCACCACAACCACTTCGCATGGTGTAGTTCCGGGCAACTGGTTTACCATCGCGGGTTGCACTCCGGCTGGTTACAACGGCACGTTTCTGGCTTTGGCCGGCACCACTGGCAACACGCTGGTTTATGCCGTGTCGTCTAACCCAGGTGCCGAGACGATTTTGGGAACGCTGGTGGCAAATCTTTATGCCAACTCAGCAATTCCATCCACAGAGTTTAGCATTGCGTCAGCGTTTTATCGTCTGTTGCAATACAATCCGTCTGCTTCCAATCGCGTTGCGCCATTTGCATTTGGATATGTGTTCGGCGTCACTCCTTTCCCGACGCGCGGCAACAATGCCCTGTTGACGACGCTGAAGGCTGCCAATACCAATATCATTGGAACGGGTGCAGAAGGTGGCATCAGCAACACCATCATTCTGTGGGGCACCACTGAAGATGGGCATGATTTTACTTATTGGTATTCTGTTGATTGGGTGCAAATCAATTCGGATGAGATGATCTCGAATGCGATCATCAACGGTTCGAACAATCCGCAAAATCCATTGTATTATGATCAAAATGGCATCAACCGTTTGCAAGCGGTTGAACAAGTGGTTATGAACAATGCGATTGCGTTTGGTTTGGCTTTGGCTCCTGTTACGGTTACAGCCACACCGTTTGCGACTTATGTCAGCCAAAATCCAACTGACTATCCTGCTGGTATTTATCGCGGACTTGCGGTCAGTTACACCCCACAGCGAGGGTTCATCCAGATCGTATTCTATGTGAACGTCACTTCCTTCCCGGCTGCGGGTTAACAGGAGTTTTAGAAAATGGCTGGCAATCCGCAAGTTGTTCAAGGAACGCTAAACCGCCTGCGTGGCAGTGTAGTCATTCCAAACCATCCAGAATTGAACGTCACCGCGCCTTACCTTGGGCGCGGTGGAATTTCGATGGCATTTGAAGGCGAAACCACCACCGCTTTGCCGACGATGACTGGAACGGTCCAGTCACCGCTTCCGTATCAAATGGTCACTGTTACGATTGCACTTTTGAAGACGCAATCGCTTTCAAGCCAGTGGGAAGCTCAACGACAAACTTTGAGCACGATTGGTGATGTAACGATCACCACCGATACCACCAGCCTTGGAAATTATACGCTCAATAATTGCGCAATCGACAATGTGCGAGAATTGAATTTTTCGGGCGATGACGCTGGATACACCGTTACGGTGAAGGGCTATTATCAAATCAACTCGTCGCTCTGGTCTTTAATCTAAGAGCGGTTTAACACATAGGGCGGAAGATGCGTTTAGACAGCAAGCTAAACCTCATCACTGAAATTGAGACTGAACAGGGAACGGTTTACATTCACAGCACACCAATTGGTGTTCCTGTGTTTGAAAAATATTTTCTTACGATCTCAAAAACATTTGCGTCGATCATTTCCGAGGGCCTGAGCTTTATTTCAGGCCCTCGGGTGGCAGCTATGCTTTTGAAGAAAGTGGCTATTGAACAAGGCGTTTGGGAAGGGCGAGATGGTGTTGAAGCGGGATTGATGGCGGAAATCCGCCGTTTGTCAAACGTTATCATGCCATCTGAAACTGGTTGGAAAACAATTCCATTCCAAGACGCCATTGACAAAAAAATTCTTGAAGCAGAAGACATCGCGGAGGCTGAAGGTCTGATTTGTTTTTTTATCTGCGCCTCTGCAATGAGTCGCAGAAACGAAATCAAGGGTGTATTGGACCGGATGAGTTTGTGGGGTTCTCAAACCACATCCTTCAACTCTACAGCGTTCCAAAATTCCTTGCCGACATTGACCGCTCCCGAAACTTCACCGACGTTGGAGAACACATCGTCAGTGCCACACTAGAATGGGTTGCTGGTGAGGGGTTTTACGATTATTTTAGTAGCCACGTCCCTGAGTGGCTTTGGCAAAACTCTCAGGAGTATCGACACCGCCATCTTTTAAGTGCCTTAAAGCAAATCAGGATGTTTTAGATGGCGGTTAAGTCGGTAATTGATATTCAAGTCAATGATGCTCCTTTCAAAGAGTTCATCAATGCATTCAACAAATACAAAGACGATCTTGGCAAAATGCCAGGATTGTGGGGAAAGGTTGATGGCGCGGTCGCATTAACTGTTGATGGTGTAAATTCCATCACAGATGCGATCCACAATCAAACTGATATGTTGAAACGTTTTCTTGACGCACAAGAAAAAGTAACAAAAGAAATACACAACACCAACATTCAAATGACAAACCTCTCGCGGAATACAAACAATTTCGCGGGAGGTATCAAAAGCGTCACCATGAATTTGTTGAAGTGGGGCGGTATTACGGCGGGCGTAAGCTCTCTCTTTGGCATGTTTAGCCTTGCGGGTCTAATGAGCCTGGGGCGCGGGCAAGCTCAAAATCTTCAATCGGCGCGGGGCGTAGGCGTATCGCCTGCTGAATTTCAGGCCGCCAACATCGCTTATTCCCGAGTTGGTGGTGGCGGATTATTGTCTAGCCTCGCAAACATGAAAGGCGATCCTGGGGCGCGCGCCAAATTCTCTTTTCTCACTGGTATAAGTGACGCAACAATCCTTAACAGCAGCGCGGCGGATTTAGTCGGCCCAACGACCGCTGCGCTCGGTGAAAAATATCGCCAACTGCAAAAAGAACATCCAGGCCAAGAAGCGATGTTTTTTAACCAAATGCATTATGGCGACTTGGGCGTTGATATCGGTCAAATGCGAACAATGGCGGATGTTGGCCCTGAAGAATTGGCCGCCATGAAAAATCGCTATTCTGGCATGGTAACAAGCAGCGCGGCCACAAGGGAAAGTTCAATCTTATATCAAAATTTCATTGACCAGATGGATAAGACTTGGACAGAAGTAAAGAATAGAATTGCTGCCGCTTTTGCTCCACTTGCAAAAGAAGGTGGACCAATCACGGAAATTGCTGGAGCGTTTGCCAGCCTCATTGAATCGGGCCTTACCAGCCAAAATTTCAAAGACGGGTTGATTGCCTTTACTGGCTGGATGAATGATCTTGCAATCAATATCAAAAAGCCAGAGTTCAAAGAGGCAATCAGCAATTTCATTGACGACATGATAAAAATTGCTACATCGCTTGGAAAATTGACTGTTTGGCTTGCAGATCATTTGCCAAATTGGGCTTGGGAAGGCAATAATCAAGAAAGCGATCTGAGAAAAACTCCAGGATTTGCGCAACGGCAAGCGGCCATCGACAAGAAAAAGGCGCTTGGTGGAGCTAATTCTGTTTCGGCAATGGCCGATCAGGTGGAGTTGGATTATGACATAAAAAAAGAAGCGCAGCGCATGCGTCTCTCTCAAATGTCAAATGAAAACAATCCTTCTGGACTTGCAACGCGCGGCGCTTCTGGAAGCTTGTTGAATGATCCTGATTTTGTAAGTCGCATTCGGCGCGAAGAAGCGCAAAACCGATTGCAGCCAGGAAGCGGAAGTCAATTGATTTCGATGGAATCAAGCGGCTTGCCAAGTCAAGTAACAGGAAGCCACGTTGGACTTGGTCAATTATCAGTTGACGCGGCTCGCGAAATGGGGCTTGTGGTTGATCCTCAATTAGGCATTGATGAACGATTGGATCCAAACAAAAATCTTTCAGCAAGCCTGCGATATCTGCGCCAGAAAATCTATGAAAAGGGCGGGGATGTTGAGCAGGGCTGGGCGTCTTATAACATGGGCGGTGGAGCTGTTGCTTCAGCAATCGCTCAGGCAAAAGAAAAGCATGTTGATTGGGTAAACGAACTATCTCCAGAAGCTCAAAATTATGTCCGAAATTATGACAATTGGGCATACGCTAATGGATACACACCGCGCGATTTTGCGGGAATGCACCCAACAGTTCAGATTGATCTTGTTTCTCATACGCCACCAGGGGGCAATGTAGTCAACGCGACTGCAACAACCGGCCCAACCAATGGAAAAGTCAAATGACAAATTTGATCAATGATGCTGGGCGGATGATCTATCAGCTTGGTTTTCAAATTTCACCAATCATCTTTACTGGTGGCATTGCGCAATATTTTGGCGGTTATCTTCCAGTCATTGCGATTACAGAAACAGGATACACTTTCGGAAATCCGAGTGGCATCAGCGCGCTGAATGCCGTTTCTGCCATTGCGACAACAGCAAATAATCTTGCCAATACGCAAAGCCTGGATGATTTCTTCGCTCAATTTTCTCCTGTGTCGGGTAGCAAGTTGGCGAATTATACGGTTGCAACATATCCTTTTGCCAACAATTCTGTTGCTGCAAATGCTACAATCTCCCAGCCTTTAACAATTTCAGTTCGGATGAGCATTCCGGTGAATAAGCCGGGCGGCCACATCAGCAAAATGACAACAATGCTTGCCCTGCAAGCGTCAATCAAAAACCATGCGAATGCGGGTGGCATGTATACTGTTGTTGCGCCAGCAAGCATTTATACAAACCTAATTTTGACCGGCCTTACGGATGTGAGCGGGGGCAGTCATCCCATTCCACAGAACACCTATCAGTGGGATTTCATTCAGCCTTTAGTCACACTGCAACAGTCTGTCGCGGCCCAAAATACGCTCATGGATAAATTGACCAATGGGCTTCCAACCTCTGGTTCTTTGCTGCAAGACGCATCCAGCCTGCTTAATCCAAGCACGATTACTGGGACGACTGCGCAAGGCGTCAATCCAATATCGGTGACGTAATAACAATGACCGAAATTTTCCCCTTTTTGCCATCATCAATCTCGGCTTTCACTTTTCAGCCGACGCTGAATGATGTGCAATATAACATCACCGTCACGTGGAATTTGTTTGGTCAAAGATATTACGTCAATTGTTATACTCTTACTGGCACTTTGATTTTTTCATTGCCACTGATTGGGTCTGACAATGGCATCAATATTCAGGAAATTGATTGGTCGCTAAATATCGCCACAGTAACGACAAGCATTCCACATCGTTTTAAGGTCGGCCAGATTGTAAATGTGACGATTTCAAATATGGCGCCAGCAGCATATAATGGTGTTTTTGCAGCAACAATCATTAACTCAACCCAATTCACTTATCCTCTTTCTTCTTATCCTGGCAATCCCACCAGCTTTGGGACTGCATCTTACGACATAAATATTGCGGCGGGATATTTTACTTCAACTTTGGTTTATCGAACAAACAACCAGCAATTTGAAGTATCGCCATGAGATATTATGAGATCATCATAACTGATCCTTTCAATCCTAAATGGGGACCATTTATATACACCAGCTTTCCAAACAAAAAGAACGATCCAAATGCGCTCAACATTGAGTTCAATTGTCAGATTGTTCCTTATGCAACATCAGTGCAAGCGGTCCAGCTGATAATCTATGGTATTGATATCAAGACAATCAGCAATGCTTTTGATTTCGCCCGCAAAAACATTTCAATCTCTGCTGGATTTCAGAAGGGATTGCCTCTTGCGTCCCCTGCCCAATCAGGAAAAATCCTTCAGGGGCAAATCATCCAGTCATACGGAAACTGGATCGGGACAGAAATGTCCATCAACTTTATCATCGTCGCCGGTTCCGCCAAAGCGATTGACCCTGCGCCATCTGCGGGCGCTGCGGTGCCTTCTGGCGGTGCTGTATCGCCTGCAATATCTGTTGGCGATTATGATGCGCCAATCAACGGCCATTTTACATGGGTTGCTGGAACGCAACTATCAACCGCAATCGCCAATTTTCTTTCCACCGCATTCCCAACCTTTCCTGCGCCAGACATAAAAATCAGCCCAAACCTCGTTATTGGATACGATCAAAATGCAACATATGGCACCTTGCGCGCTTTCGCGGATTGGGTGAAACCTTATTCATATGGCGTAATTGGTGGTAATTATAATGGTGTTGATATTATTCTTAAACCAGGGAATCAAATCGCTGTTTATGATGGGACAGTGAAAGAAGGCGTCAAAACAACCAACATTGAATTTTACGATTTGATAGGTCAGCCAATATGGCTTGCGACCAATACGATTCAATTCAAATGCCCAATGCGAGCGGACATTGACCTTGGTCAAACGGTTGTGCTGCCAAAAAAATATTTTTCAGCCATTGCTCCGCAAGACAATCAAACTCCATTCAACTATCGTGGGACTTCTCAACAGAACGGTTCGTTCACTGTTGCGCAAGTCAATCACTTTGGCAATTTTCGCCAGCCAACAGCTGATTCGTGGGTGACGGTTATTGAGTGTTTTTATACTCAAAATGTTTCCACTCCGCTTTCAACACCCAACGTTCAAACACTTGGGCCGAGTTAATCATGATCAATAATGTTCAAACTACACCTTTCACAAAATCGCTGCCGCAAATCATTCAGAATGAAATTGCGAATGCGTTGCAGCAAATCCCCCAGACATTGCCAGTCTCGGTTGTTTCTGTGCAAGGTGCTTTTGTAACTGTAAAATTTGAGCTTAAAAGCCAAATCACTTTTCCGCTCATCAAAGTGCCACAAGCAATTTCTCGCTATGCTCGCCCGCCCACACAAATAGGCGATAAAGGGCTTGTAATGCCTGCGGATGTATACCTGGGCGGGGTTACAGGATTGGGCGGCGGAACAGCTTCCTACGGGCAAAGAGAGGGCAATCTATCCACACTTGTTTTTGTTCCTCTCAGCAACACTTCTTTTCCTTCAGTTGATGCGAATGCATACAACATCACTGGCCCTAATGGCGCTGTGATAAAAGATGATAGTGGGAACAGCGTCATTACGCTCACGCCAAACTCAATAACTCTTGCTTGCGGTTCCAACTCAATTACCATAAATTCTTCTGGCATCTCTTTGACCGGAACGCTAAACATCAATGGTGCCGCGTATCTTGCGCATGAGCACAAGAATGTTATGACCGGAACGAATAACACCGGAGGCGTTGTGTGATGAGGGTCTATGGGCGCGATCCAAAAACCGGCCAATGGCTTACGGTTACGACCGACGCCAGTGGCCAGAATGATTACGTCCACATCACCGCTCTAATTCAATGCTTGAAATTGAATCTTAATGAATCGCCTTTTTGGGCAAATTGGGGTATTCCTGCTCAACAGTCGGTTGTGCAACAGATTTTTCCTGATTTTTATGTTTCGTTAATACAACAAAGATATTCAGCTTATTTTGCCAGTTTGCAAATTAGCAAAGTGGCTTCGTTTACACCAACATACAACGTCAATATCATCACCAATCAAGGTGTCAAAATGCAGATGAGTGTGGCGGTATGAGCGGAACGACATTGCCAATCATTATGGGTCCAACCGGGTTAATTCCCGCCGCACCTGCTGATGTGCAAACGGCATTGATTGCCAATGTTACGGCAACCAATCCAGGTTACACTGCCAACCTTCCTGGAACGCTCATTGAGGATATTAGCAGCACTGATGTCGCTGCGATCCTCGCTTGCAATGCAGCATTGGTTGAGCTTGTAAATTCCATCACTCCATATGGCGCCAATCAATTCCTTCTCAATCAGCTCGGTCAAATTTATGGAGTTCAGCAGGGCCAATCAACAAACACTTCTGTGTATGTTGTTTTTACTGGCTCGCCTGGATTTGTGATTGCGGTTGGGTTTACAGTTTCGGATGGAACCTATCAATACACAGTCCAGGATGGTGGGATTGTTGGATCTGGTGGAGTTACAAATTCTCTTTATTGTTTGGCAACACAATCTGGCTCTTGGTCAGTGCCAGCAAACACCGTAACCACTCTTGCCACTTCTATTCCTTCAACAGTAACATTATCAGTTTCCAATCCGCTCGCAGGGACGCCTAGTGCGGGCGCTCAGTCGGTTGATGACTATCGGGCGCAAGTGCTACAAGCTGGTCTGGCGGCGTCCATGGGCATGGGGCGCTATTTGAAAACGCTTTTGGGCAATGTCTCGGGCGTTCAAAACCGCCTTGTTTCGGTAGTCCAGAGCGGAACAAATTGGAAAATTATTGTTGGTGGTGGCGATCCTTATCAGGTCGCATATGCGATTTACACAGCCCTGTTTGATATTTCTACATTGATTGGCTCTAGCACCACAGCTAGGAATCAGACAATTAACATCAACGATTATCCAAATACATACAGCGTTGTGTATATTGTTCCTCCTGTGCAATCTGTTTCGATTTCGCTTACTTGGAATACAACTTCAACTTTTGCTGTTTCTGCTTCTTCTATGGCCTCGCTTGGCTCGGATGCGCTCGTTCAGTATATTAACAGCATCCCTGTTGGGGCGCCAATGAATCTGTTTGAATTGCAGAATGCTTTTCAAATTGCTACCGCAAGCGTTCTTCAAACTGCCTATTTAACGCGCATGGTCTTTTCTGTTTATATCAATGGCGTTCTTACAAATCCCGCCAGCGGAACAGGCGTCATATCTGGCGACTCAGAAAGTTATTTTCTGACCAATTCAACGCTCATCACCATTTCGCAGGGATAATATGAGCGGGACACTTCAAAATACAATCCCATCATATCTTTATCAGCAGTATTCTGATGATGATGATTTGCAAGCGTTTGTGGCATCTTATAACACAATCACGCAACAATACATCAATACGTTTAACAATCTAAATCTTCCAGTATATACCTTAGATTCAATAAGTGGTGATTTGCTTGATTGGGTTGGCGCTGGGATTTATGGATATCCTCGGCCTTCGTTGCCAGGGACTATGGCAAGCGATATTGGGCCTCTCGACACTTACGGCCCAAATTATAAAGTGCCATTGAACACACAAACCACCACAACCGCGACTTCTAGCATCACAACTGATGATATTTACAAGCGGTTGCTCACTTGGCATTTCTATAAAGGTGACGGCAAGGTTTTCAATATACGCTGGCTGAAACAACGCATCATGCGCTTTTTGATCGGCACAAATGGGACCGCACCAAATCTGCCGCAGACCTATCAAATCAACGTCACATTCGGCACAGGCAACGCGATCAACATCACCATACCAACATACCCAGTAGCGCCACTGTTAGCGGCTGCTATTGCGAGTGGTGCGGCGGAATTGCCTTTTCAGTTTGTCTTCAATGTTACTGTTTCCGGTCCAGTTGGCGCATTCATCCCTTGGGTGAATAATAGCAGCGCAACAGTCGCTTGGGAAAACAGCAGCAGCGCAACAGTCACTTGGAATAATTACGGTATTTAGGGGTTGAGTTCATGAGCGGCGTTCCATATCTTTTCGCGTCGGCCAGCGGCACACTTCCTCTGTCGCAGCTTGACACTAATTTCTCAACCCCGGTCACGATTGGCACCACGTCAGTTGCGTTGGGCAATACCGTAACAACTCTGGCTGGATTGACGCTCTCCAACCCGACAATTTCGACGCCAAATTTTACAACCAACGTCGGCATCGGGACCAGCACCCCAACAAGCCTGCTTCAAATTGTAGGCGCAACCGATCCAGTATTGACCGTAACCGCATCTAGTAGCGGTTCGGCTTGGCTTTCGCTTAATGGCATTTCGTCTGCTGTTGTTCACAACCCCAATAATGTTGCCACTGTTTTCACCACCAACGGCGCAGAGCGTATGCGGATCACCGCAGCGGGCAACGTCGGGATCGGCACGTCAAATCCAGACAGTTTTTACGGCAACGCGGTCCCATTGGCGGTTGTTAAAAACCAGAATGCCGCCACCATTCTTGGTGTTGGAAACTCAACAATCGGTGCAAGCGCCACAACTCAAATCAATATGATTGGTGGGACTGCTTACTCATTTCTTTATCAGCAATTAGCTGATAATAATGGTTCTCCGTTTTTTGCGAACATATATGGCACCAACGTCAATTTTGAGGCATGGAATTTTGGCGGCACTGAACGCATGCGAATTACCGCTGCTGGCAATGTTGGCATTGGTTCGACAAATCCTAGCATTAAACTTTCTGTTGTTGCCAATACCAATAGCAATGACGGCTTGTTGGTTTCCAATGCCAGCACTGGCGCGTCTGCCCAGGCGTGGTTAAATGTTGTTGCGCAGGGCTGGACGGGCGTTCAGTTAATTCAAAATCAAGCCGCTGGAACAGCGCTGGTTTATACTGCGGATAATGTGTCGTTGCTGTTTGCGACCAATGCCGCTGAACGCATGCGGATCAGCGCAACGGGCAATGTCGGCATCGGGACCAGCGCGCCTTTAACAAAATTACAGGTTTCAGTTGGCAATAACGATGGCGTGTCATTGGTTGGTGCAGCCACCACTTATGGGCCATATTTTCAAATATCCAATACAGGAACAGGCGGTCATAATTGGAATTTGATTTCTAATGGCACGTCT